TATTTTGGAATATGAAGATGAAAAGTTGGATTACTAAAACGGCCGGTTGGCTGGCGATTGCGATGGGCGTGGTCGGCTTTGCAGTGGGCATGATGGATGCGGGAGATGCGGGGATGCTGATTACCAACGGCATGGGCTACGTTGGCCTGGATCGTAAGTTTAAGCGGATGGAAGCAGCCGCTAACCAGCCAACCTAAACCGATGACGATATTACCGTGGGTGCCGTTGATACTGGTGGTGTTAAGCATTATTTGGCTATTTTGTTTGTTACGCCTTTACCGTAACAAAGCGCTGTTGCTATCGCATGAATTAAAAGAACAACAAACCGTCACCGCCGCCGAAATAAAAAAGGATCAACATCGTGAAACTCTCGATAACCGGCTACGCGTACTGCATGAGGAGCACAGGCATGAAACCATTAACGACCAGGCACATTTGGCTGATCGCAACGATTTTGACAATGACTGGAGCCGTAGCAGCTTGCCAAGGTCCGGCACCGGTTCCAATACCTCAGATAGTGGCGCTGAGCCGTCCGGCTCGTCCGGTATTGCCGGCGATAACAGCGGCTGAACTGTCATCGTTGAGTGATGATGTGTATCGCCGTTTGGCTGAGCGCAACCGGCTGCAACGGCACTATGCCGAACAGCTGGAAGTGATCATTGATTCAACAAGGAACTCGGATAAATGAAAGGACTGGAAACGCTGCTTAATCCTCCCGAGCATATGAACGAGGATGAGCGTATCGAACAGGCCGAGCAGTTTTATCAGGATCTATCGTTGCTGCAACACCAGCAGGGCACAGCGGTTAATCCTAATGCGATATCGGCTGAGTTTTGCGAAGAGTGCGGCAATGCCATTCCTGAAGCGCGGCGTTTGGCAATACCAGGCGTGGAGTTATGCGTTGAATGTAAACAAGCTGAAGAACATGAAAAAAGGATGTACCGATGAGTGTCAGTTTTGATTTTAATTTTTGGACCATCCTGCTGTTTGCGATGAATTTTGGGCTGGCTTTATTTGTCGCGATCAGTAATCGCAGCAAGGTTGCTGAAGATGAGCTCAAGGATATGAAGAAGGACCTGCAAGAGGACATTAAGAAATCTAAAGAATCCATCACGAAGCGCATTGAAACACATGGCGAGCGCTTAGCGCGGATTGAATCGGATATTGAAAACAGTATCGGTGATGATGACATCAAAGCCGTTCATCGACGCGTTGATGAACTTTCCGCCAGTTCCAACGAAATGAAAGGCCAGCTCCACATGATTATTAAAGGGCTGGATGAAATTCAAAAGATCATGTTATCCGGGAGGCTAAATCATGGCTGACAGTAACCGCGCCGATCTTCGGCTGCTTATTTTACGGCTGCTACGCGGCCAACCCGGCTATGTGGCTAACCAAGAGGTATTGTTGGCTAAGCTGCGCGATCAGGGCCATGCAATCAACCGCGATCAATTACATATCGAATTGGCCTGGCTGGATCAGGTGGCTGATGTGATTGTCGATCAAGTATCCGGTGGCGTGCATATCGCTACGTTAACCGGCGACGGTCTGGAAGTGGTCGAAGGGCTGCGGGAGATTCCCGGTATTCGTCGGCCGCGTCCTGATGAGTTACAAGGCTAATGGCTAAGCGCTCAACGATTAAAACCCAAGTCCCTCGCTCGATACAGGATGAGTTTAATGCGCGCTTGGTGGCGGGCGGTTTTGCGAATTATGAGGGACTGACCGAATGGCTGAATGAGCGCCTGGCTGAAGAAGGGCTCTCGGTCCGGATCAGTAAAACCTCGGCGTTTCGTTATGGCGCTGAGTTCCAGGAGCAATTCGAGCGCGATATGGCCGAGCAGCGCCAGCTGTATCAAATCGCTAAAACTTCGTTGGCGGATAATCAGGACCCGGAAGGTGTGGTGCGCGAAGCGACAATTCGCACAATGCAGACGCGTTTGCTGCGATTGTCGATCGCACTGCGCGATGCTGAAGAGGCGGGTGATGATCCGCATTTGCTGGCAGAGACGAGCAGCAAAATTGCTAAAGCAATAGCTGACCTGGGACGGACGGATATTTTGTCGCAGAAGTATAAGGCGGAAGTACGTAAGCAAGTGCTGGCCGAAGCGGCGCAAATGGCGAGCGCTTCTGCTAAGAACTCCGGCGTGTCGGCTGAAACCATTGAACGCATCCGCCGCGATGTGTTGGGCATGGCTAACTAATGCCTCACGCCAAAGTTATTCCGGAAAATCCCAACAGCCTTTTTTTACCTGGGCAAGAGCGCTGGGTTAAAGATCACTCACGCCTGAAATTAATGGAGAAGGCACGGCAGATCGGTATCAGCTGGTCAACGGCTTACGCGGCGGATGAGCGCACCGCTACAGCTGGTTCCAAGTGGGATCAGTGGGTATCGTCGCGCGACGACCTGCAAGCCCGGCTATTTATCGAAGACTGCAAGATGTGGGCGCAAGTGCTGAATATGGCGGCGCTGGACCTGGGCGAAAAAGTTATCGATGAGAAGAATAAATTAACCGCCTATGTGCTGGAGTTTGCCAGCGGCAAGCGCATTCATTCAATGTCCAGCAATCCGGATGCCCAGGCCGGTAAGCGAGGTGGCCGTATCCTGGACGAATTCGCGCTGCATCCCGATCCGCGCAAGCTATGGAGTATTGCCTATCCGGGTATTACCTGGGGCGGATCGATGGAGATTATCAGTACGCACCGTGGTAGTCACAATTTCTTTAACCAGTTAATTCGCGAAGTGCGCGAGCACGGCAATCCCAAAAACATCAGTTTGCACCGGATTACGCTGCAAGATGCACTGGACCAGGGCTTTTTGTACAAGCTGCAAAAGGCATTACCGGCCAACCATGAAGTTCAGGATATGGATGAGGCGGCCTATTTCGACTTCATTAAAGCCGGTTGCGCAGATGAGGAATCGTTCCTTCAAGAATACATGTGTCAGCCGGCCAATGATGATGCGGCGTTTTTGGAATACGATCTGATTGCCGGCTGCGAATATGGGCAGACCGATGATTGGGAGCAGGATTTAGCGTCGATTAAAGCCCGTGGCGGGCAATTGTTTGCCGGCCTGGACATAGGTCGCAAAAAAGACTTAACCGTGCTGTGGGTGCTGGAACTGCTTGGCGACGTGTTGTACACGCGCATGATCATCGAGCTGAAGTCGATGTCCAAGCCCGACCAGGAAAAAGCACTGTGGCCAGTGCTGGAGCTGATTAATAGGGCTTGTTTCGACTATACCGGCTTAGGTATTGGCTGGGGCGATGATGCACAAAAAGCGTTTGGCCAATACAAGATCGAGTTGGTGACATTTTCCGGCCGGGTTAAGGAGGCATTGGCTTATCCGGTACGCGGAGCAATGGAAGACAAGAAGTTAAGGCTCCCTTTTAAGCCTGAAATCCGTGCCGATCTTCGCGCGGTGACCAAGATTACTACCGCCGCCGGTAATATTCGCTTTACCGCCGAACGCTCTGAAAACGGCCACGCCGACCGGTTTTGGGCCTTGGCGCTGGCGGTTCATGCGGCCAGCAATGGCGCTACCGGCCCTATTTACACACCGATGAGAATGCCATGGCTATAAACCGTACCTCTGATCAATTTATGCTCGACGCCTACAGCGGGCACGGCGGCTTTGCGACGGGCGATTACCTGGTTGGACACCCACGCGAATCGGTCGATAAATTAAAGCTGCGTAAAGAGTTGGCCGTTTATCCGAATTTTACCCGGAAGATCGTCGATGTGATGATGGGCTTCTTGTGGCGGCAAGCACCAAGCCGTGAAGTGGACGATCTTTACACCCATTTTTCCGGCAACGCCGACGGCGTCGGCACCAAACTGGATAGTTTGCTGTTTACCTATCAACGGCTGGCGATGATCTTGGGCACTGTGTACGTCATTGTCGATAAGCCTAAAACCCAAGGCAAAACCAAAGCCGAGCAAGAGATTCCTTACCTGGCTTTACGGCTGCACGGGCAATTGGTCAACGAGCAAAAAGACAGTCAAGGCGCTTGGACCACGGTCACGTTTAGTGAGCAAAGCGGCTCCGACATGCTTTACCGCACCTTTACCCGCACCGGCTGGAAGCTGAGTAGCGACCAAGACGGCAGCGACATCATTGATCAAGGCGATTACACGCTTGGGCGGGTTCCGGTGGTGCGGCTTCATATCGCAAAACCCTTAAATCCCACCGACAGCAAATCGCAAAGCTGGGTTTATGATTTGGCTTCACTGAATTGGGATTTATTTAATTTGCGATCGGAATTGCGTGAGTTGTTCAGAGCGCAGACGTTCGCCATTCTGGCCCTGCCAGTTTCAAGCGATGCCGAACGCGAACGGCTAAAAGACTTGACGATCAGCACCGAAAACGCGTTGACCTACATCCCGACCGTCGGCGGTAGCCAGCCTGGCTATATTGCCCCGCCTGCAGATCCGGTCGAGCTCTACATGAAGCAGATCGCGGCAACGATCGAGGATATCTATCGTGTTGCTAATTTAGAGTTTGTTGGAGGCATACAGCAATCCGGGGTGGCGTTGTCGTTTCATTTTCAAGAAGCCAACAGTTCTTTGCGCGGGATGAGCGAGATGGGCGAGACCGCCGAGAATGAAATCGCCGATTTGGTGTATTTGTGGCAGGGCAAGACTTTTAGCGGCAATATCGCGTATCCGAATGATTTTAACTTAACGGATTTGCAGCAGGCGATTGCGATCGCAATGGATTCGGTCAGTCTGGGCATGGGGGTCGAGTTCGACAAGGCACTGAAAAAACGTCTGTCCAAGCAGATTTTGGGTAACGACACTTCGCCGACCGTAATGACGGCGATTGATAAAGAGATTGATGCCCAAGGGGATACGTACGGGGATCGGTTGGCGCAGCAGGCTAGTGCGTGAGTCTAATTTTCCTGCCTGCCTCGACTACACTCACACCGGAACAAGCCTTGGCATCAGCGCTACAGGTGGGTCCGGAATTGAAACAGGTCATTATTATAGGCACATACCATGATAATGATTTGTTTATCCGATCTTCACGCCTGACCTGCGCTGAAGCTTTATGGCTAATTGAGCGCTCTAAAGCGTATACATTGAATCCGTGACCGATTATGACCGGCTCTACCGTCGTCTAGCGCAAGAGATCATCAAGCACGACGGAAAAATAGGTGATGATGCGACGGCTTTTATTGCTGAGTTGACTAAGCGCTTACGCGCGGAACGCTGGCAATTTGGACCGGATTCAGAGGCTGTCTTAGCTGACTATCTAACCAGCGCGCAAGCCGCTATTCGAACCGGTATTGAGGCCGCTTCCTCAGTGGCTATCGGTAAATCAATGCAGTCATCGGTAGTCATGCGGCTGAGCGAACAGGCGTTTAAAGAACGCTGGCCAGACGGTTTAAAACTGTCCGATAGATTGTGGAATTGGGATAAAGCCACGCGTGATGGCGTGCAAAAGGTGTTGCAGGATGGCGTTCGGCAAGGCAAAGCAGTTTCCAGCTTAATTTATGATATGCAGCGCAGTATCGAACGCAGCAACGGTGGACGGCGTTTTAAAATTGTTGAGAATCATATTGATGACTGGGTGACGGAGCTGTACCAATCGGCGCAGGAATTGATCCATGATCCTTCCGCTCGGTCACAATGGAACGCCATTGTCGGCGAGGTGCGGGAACGGATAGATGGCCTTAAAGCCACCGGCAGCCGACACGCGGCCGAACAAGTATTCAAGCAAATCGAAACAGCCGTTAATATGGGCCGTGAGGTTCTGCTCGATGAGGCGGTTAAATGGTGGACCTATGACAAGCAACTGTATGCGCTGAAACGTATCGCCAGAACCGAAATGGCCACCGCCGCACATCGAGCGGTCATTGCCAGCACTGAAAATGATGATAGCATTATTGGTTATCAATGGCGGCTTTCAGGAAGTCATCCGGCGACGGATATTTGTGATTATTACGCCAATATCGACATGGGATTAGGCAAAGGGGTCTGGACTAAAGAGGCGGTACCGCATCATAAGGCCCATCCGCATTGTATGTGTTTGTTGATTCCCCGCGTGACAGCGATTAAACAGAAAGGCGCGACTAACTATGCGGAGTTTATTCGCAATTCGCCTCAGCACCGACGTGAACAGTTGTTACCCAAGTGGGCGCAAGAATCCATAAATAATGGGGTATCGCTGGATGATTTGATTCGGCCCGATGGATTGGGGTTAATAACGAAAGCGGCGAGTCTTGAAATTTAGCAGGTTCAATCGCTAGCTACGCTTTTATACTTAGGTAGAAATACCTATCTATTATTCGGTCAAAAATGGGCGAAATTTTTTTTGCTTTTTTTATTGCATATTTTGAAACAAATTTTTATTTTTCATTCCGTATAATTCCTTTTCATTCCGTTTTATTTCGATTTATCTCACCGATTACTGTTTAAATATCTCACTCCTGTTCA